TAGATAATGCTAATGCTGAGTATGACAAGCAAGCGAAAGAGCTGGAACATAAAATCACAGACGGGATTGAGCAAGCCAAAGCACAAGCTGAAGTGGTCAAGCAGGAAATTTCGGCTAAAGTAACTGAGAAAATCAATGCAGCAAACCAAGCAAACAAAAATGAAATTGTAGAAGAGTTCAGGGCTCGATACAATGGCATTGAAGTCAAGATGCAAGGACTGAAAGCTACTACTGATCAATTAAAAACCAGTGATGCAGACATCCAGAAGCTGATCAATGATTTCAAAACTCAAACGCAAAGCCAATTTGTCGGTGTCCAAGGCGCTCAATCACGCTTTGAGCAGACGACTGAGAAAGCCATATCTGACCTGATCAATGTAGCCAATGGCAAAGCAGATCGCTCTTATGTCGAGCAGACGGTGAATGGAATTAAAGAGCAACTTACCTCTTCGACAATCGGTGGGCCTAACTTAATTCGTGATACTGCTTATAAAGAAGGTACGAAATATTTTGGTAGCAATGGGATTGCAAAAATAGGAAACCATCCATTCTATTTTAACGGCTCAAAACCAATACTTATTTTCTCTAATAATGACCAAACCGAAAAAGTAATAAGTTCTAACCGGTTCTTATTAGAAAAAAATACAGATTATACCCTTAATTTTAGGGGTTTTAATAATTCGGCTTTGACGTCCTATGATGTCTTTATCCTTGGCCGTCGTAACGGTGAAACCCAAGGCTCCACCATTGTCAAACAGTTGATTAATGGTAAAAAATTAAGCACTAGTGAACTAGAAAGTGTATCAGTCCAATTTAATTCCGGAGATATTGATAATGCCTATTTACGTTTTGATAATAACGGAACAAATGGCGGTCAATCTGATTTATATATTGCAGAAATTGACCTTTATAAAGGGACTCAAAAAAGGCCGTGGCAACCAGCACTTGAAGATCAAGAATATTTAGTAACACAGGCTCAAGCTACTTTTGAAAGAACTATCCAAGGTCTCTCGACCCAATTAACACAACTAGAGAGCAAAGCTGGTCCAAATGGCGAACTTGAACAGCGCATGCAGACCTACTCTGAGAAGGCTGCAGTTGATGCCCTGAAAGCAACAAGGCAGATTCTAGAGCAAGGCTACATAGCAAAAGCTAAATATGAGGAAGATGTAGCTGGAATCAATCGAAGATTTGAAAGTGTTGCGACAGATACAACACCAGACAATCTTATCAGATTTGCGGACACATTAACTGAATACAGTGTATCCAATAATAATAATAATAATAGGCTTTCAAGGTCGGAAGACGGAATCTTCAAAATGAAAATTGATGGGTCTCCGTCCACAACATGGCTAGGACCTTGCTTCCCAATCTATATTGATCGTATTTTGCAAGGTGATGTATACTCTATCGCATTTGATTACATGATCAAATCTAGTGTAGAGGTAGACAAAGGACTAGCATTTGCATTAAAAAATCATTCAAACAATACTGCCATATTTGCTCAAGGTTTTGCTGACAAAAATACACCGAAAGATAGGTGGATTCGAGCAGAATTCCATTTCACTGCCAATCGTGATTTTGAGTTTAACAAAACAGGTAATTTCCCATTCTACATCTATGCTATCAATAACGGAGAGTTTTGGGTACGGAATCCAATTTTAGTCCGTGGATCTAAGATCCCAGCATTTAGGCCCAGCCCACTGGATAAAGCTGGCACTTCAGAGGCTAAAATTGAGTCTAAGATTGCTGAATACAGACAGACGGTGGATGGACAGTTTACAACAATCACAAACCAAATTGGTGATATGTTGAGAAAAACGGATATCCAAATCACACCAAGTCAAATTTCCTTTGGCACTGGAAAGAGCATCAACGGGAGAACAATCAGTTCCTTAATGGTACAAGAGCCAGAATCCATTGCCTTGATCGCTCAATTGATTAAAGTTAAGGGTGACATGGTAGTTGATGGATCCATTTTGGGCCGTCATATCGCAAGCGAGAGCGTGGAAACTGGGCACATGAAGGCTGGATCGGTTACTACACCGGTTTTAGCTAGTAATGCAGTAACAGCAGACAAGCTACAAGTTGATTATGCTTTGATTCAGAAATTGCTCGCAAATCAAGCGTTTATCAGAGAATTAATGGCCCAAAAAGCCTTTATTACGCAATTAGCTTCGATTGATATTTCTGCTGAACACGTCAAAAGTGGAAGGCTAAGTGCAAACACTGGATCAACAGTTTTCGACTTGGATAACGGAACGCTGAATCTATACTCAAATACAGGCACAATTCGAAGGATTGACGATACAAACTCATCTCAATTTATAAAATTGACGAAGAGCGGATTTATCGCAGAGCAATTTCGTGATTCTAATGCAGCCTTGATGGTAATCGGGACGAATCATAATAAAGATCCAAAAGAGGTAGAACGACACGACAATGAAACATTTGCTGGTATTCGGCTCTGGTCAGGTAAAGGGAACGGTAAAGAAGAAAGCCTTACAGAATTCGTGGGTGACCGTGTACTTATCTATAATAACGGTCGTTATCGTAGTCCTTGGAACTTCCACGGAAATACAAATGACGGTAATGCCTATTTGATACCGATGAACCAAAATAATGTCAAGCACTACATTGGCCGTGGGGACTTCTTTGTTGAGGGTATTTACTCACGGCATTTTTATATGAGTGGTGGACGAGATATAGGTCAGTATCTCTGGGATCTCCTGACCTGCTTTGGTATCATGAAACGTTATGGACAGATTAGTGGAGCTGCCGACAATCACGTACAGGGTGTGCTTGATAAATATGGATTTAGATAAGAGGTAATTAATGAACGAAAATAATTATGTAGCAATCATCACGGAACTAGCAAACCAACTAGCTAGTAAGTCAATCAATGAGGCTGAATTTAAGGTTCGTCTCACCGAATCACAACAACTTGTAGCTCAACTCGCTCAGGAAGTTGAAAGCTATCGCTCTGTCCTAGAGTCTGACAAAGATTTGAAGGACCTGTTTGAAGAAATTAAAAGCAAAAACGAGGTAACTAAATAATGGATTACAAAGTACAATTTAAATCATACGATGCAGTAGCTAACACTACTAAGGTAGCAATCAAGCAAGACTTCCCGTACCGTGTTTTTGAGGAAATTTTGCCAACAAACCGCATGACCGAAGATGATGCGACATTGGTCGAAGCAGTGCTAAATATTGTGCGCATGGAGCTTGATACATCTGGCGCAGTCGTGGCAATCAAGAAAGAGTTAGACAAATCTGTCGAAGCTAACAATGATGCTATTGCTAAGATTCAAGCCCTCACCAAGGATAACGAAGAAAAAGCGAACCAAATCCAGAAGATCAAAGAAGTGGCAGAATGGAACGTTTTGGCCCGTGTGACCGATGTTGACAACCCACTCGACCCAACTGTATTTAAGCGTGGTCTTGAACTTGTGGACCTTGGAGAAACCGGTAAGACTTATCAACCACAAGAAATCTTTACCATTGAAGATCCAAACCACACCGAAGCATTTGGAGAAGGTAAACGCATCATGATCCAAGTAAATGAGCCATTTACTTACCAAGGCGAAACCTTGGATCAATTAAACAGCCTTTACCAAAATGGTAAGATTGGCATTTGGAAGTGGACGAAACCAAAAGAAGAGAAGGAAGAGAAGCCGGGACAACCTTCTGGTGATCTTGAAACTCAACCAGTGGCGACAGCTACACCACAACCAGTACTTTAATTAGAGAGGGGCGTGATCTATGATCCACTTTACACCAGAAGATATCTCGATGATGGTCGGATTTGTCGGGATCTTACTTGGAATTTATGGAAATTTTAAAGGAAGTGTCGTGGCACAAGAAAAACGCATGGTCGTTATCGAGAAAGACATCGAAAACATGCGTGATTTTCGTCTAACGGCAGTAAGACGACTTGATAACCACGATGAACAAAATAAGTCTCTATTGATCCTCGCAGAGCAGGTCAAGGCCTTGAGCGAGGACATGAAAGAACTTAAAGCATTAATTCAAAACAAAAATAATTAATAAGAGGTAACACTATGAAAATCAACTGGAATGTACGTTTGAAAAATAAAAACTTTTGGCTTGCCCTTGTACCAGCCTTAGCCTTGCTATTCCAAGCATTCGCCGATATTTTTGGCATCAAATTGGAATTCGGGCAAACGATTGATAAAGTTCTTGTATTTATCAATGTGCTATTTGCCTTCCTTGTGCTTGTCGGGATTGTTAACGACCCAACTACCACAGGATTGAGTGATAGTACACGAGCATTAGGTTATGAAGAACCTAACCAAGATTAATATTTTCGTACTAGCGACTATCTTCTTTTGGATAGTCGCTTTTGATTTTAGAAAGGATTGAAAAAACATGAGTGTACAACAATCTATAGTTAACGGTTTTACAAGCCGTCGTGGGCTGATTACATATTCGATGTTAGGTTCTCGCAACGGTTCAGATGGGACAGGGGATTGCTCTGGTATCATGTCGCAAGTATTGAAAGAATCGGGTATCACAATTCAAGGTTTGCCGTCAACAGTGACACTTGGACAGCAACTCGCAAATAACGGCTTCTATCGTGTGAGCCGTAACCAACCATGGGACGCTCAAATGGCCGATATTATTCTAATGTCATGGGGTGCTGATATGTCTTCATCTGGTGGCGCTGGTGGGCATGTCGGAGCGATGATCGATGATACATACTTCATTTCTTGCGACTATTCGACACAAGGAGCAGTCGGACAAGCTATCAATACCTATCCTTGGAACGACTACTACAGCTGGAATAAACCAGCTTATATCGAGGTTTGGCGATATGCTGATACGGCACCACAGACCAACAATCAAGCGAACACAGCCGTCCAACCGAAAGATAAGGCCTTTTACCAAGCAAACGAAGTTAAATACGTCAACGGTATCTGGCAGATCAAGTGTGATTACCTAGCACCAGTAGGCTTTGACTGGACCGAAAACGGTATTCCCGTGTCTTTGGTAAACTGGGTTGACAAGGATGGAAACAACTTGCCGGACGGTGCGGACAAAGACTTCAAAGCTGGAATGTTTTTCAGTTTTGAACTAGACGAAGCCCATATCACAGATACCGGCAAGGGCGGATATTATGGTGGTTACTATTGGCGCTTGTTTGAATTTGGCCAATTTGGACCAGTCTGGCTTTCGTGTTGGGACAAGGACGATTTGGTGAATTATTATAGCTGAGGTGGTGAATTATGCGCATTAATTCAACGAACCTAAAACAATTTGAAGGAGGGGCAGTCGTCAAGCAAGGCGACTCTGCCTCACTTTTTGGATATGAGCTACTGGACGAGCAAATGCGCCCTATTAGTGATCTAAACGGCAAAAATGCTACAATACGAATCTTTAATCAAAAAGGAAAGGCTACATTTGAGAGTACAGTAGATAATTCAAAAGTTACTTTTAAAATAAGCAAGCCCCTACCGATTGGATCTTATTTGGTAGAAGTCGTTTGTGACGGGTATATTTTCCCAAGTGACCGCTCGACACGTTTGGAAATCACACGTTCAGCAGACGAATTTACAAGCGTGGAAGTTCTTTCGCTTGTAAGAAACGATGTCAAGACTGAAATCGACAAGTACATTGCAGAACATCCAAATGGACCACAGACGGAAGAACTCCCAGATCTAACCGTACTATATAACCTAGCTAAAATTTAAAAGGAGAAATAAATGACTTTAAACACACAAAACCTCACACAATTTGCACAGGCCGTTGGTGCTGACGTAAAAGAAATCAAGACCACGCTTGCTAATAAAGCTGACAAGTCTGAGCTTGGTCAAGGCGGGATCACACAACAACAATTGGAAACAGCAATTCAAGGGGTGAAAACCGCAATCCTTGGCGAGGGTGTGCCAGAAGAACTTGACACTCTCAAAGAAATCGCAGACCGTATTGCTAACGGTGCAGGATCAGCAGATCAGGCTATCGTGTCTAAAATGACAGAGCTTGGTCAAAAATTTACTGACTTGGAAAATACCGATTTTGCACAGATTTATAATACCGCTAAAAATACCCTCTAAGGAGGTGAAGCATGGATAAACTAAAACAAGTTATTCAGGCGATTGGGGTTGATATAGGTGTGCTTCAAGGACAACAGACTTCATTTTTATCAACCTCTAAAGCATACGAACTATTTCCAACCTATACAACCTTGCAATCCCAGATGGCCAATAACATCAAAGACAAGCACCTTGAATTGGGTCTGGACGCTCTGATTGATACCAAGTTACAAAACGGTGGTGATCCGTTTGTCACACGCTCCAAACTTCCAACAGTGGACACAAGCCAGCTTGCTTCGAAAAACGATCTCGAAGAGCTGAAACGCTCAGTCGGATCTAGTAGCGGTGGCAACACAGAACTTAAAGGCCAAGGCTTTCCATACGCTCTGAATGCTGACATCGGTACAATATACACGGATACAACGGCTAAAAACGGAGCGGTTAAATGGATCAAGAAAACTGCTGGAACTGGCTCTAACGCTTGGTCTGTCTTGTTTGGTGATGTCAAACACAAGCCAAGAA